TCACTCCATTGTAGCAGTTGAGCACATAGACATCGTAGAAACTATTTTTCGACGCCTGCCGGTATGTTCCGCCGTCGTTGTAGCTGGTGATGCGGATGCCGTGCGCTCCACTGGCGCTGGCGTCGCGTACCCGGATGTTAAACACTTGACTGCGCCCAACGCCTTCGAGGACTAGCGCGTCTGTGACAGCCGCCTCGTCGTTGGCGTCGATGGTCAGGTCTCGGATGCTGATATGGAGCGTCGAAGGGTTTTGGCCAGAGTTGGGTTTGTTTTTGACCAAGGTGGTTTGGCTTGTCCCAGACACCGGAATAAGCCTAGTGCCGTGTATCGAAGCGCCATGGAGGATTGTGTAGTTGTCGATCTCCAAGGCGGAGGAGATGCGATAATCCCCTTGCGGCAGGTAGACAGCCCCGCCACCCGCTGCCGAAGCTGCGTCCAGAGCAGCCTGAATGGCCGCTGTGTCGTCTGTAACGCCATCGCCCACAGCGCCAAAGTCTTCGACTGATACAGTTTCTTGAAGTTTATTTTTTACTGTTCTAGAGACAGCACCTACGGAACCCTGATTGTAGGTTACAAGTTCAGCAGATGTGCCGCCGATTATGCCACTTTGCTGCACCACGATCTCAATGCTGGCGTCAAATGGAGGCGCCTCGGAGAAAGTCAGGTTTGTCCCGCTTACCGTGTAGGTATCTTTCTCCTGATACACGCCATCAATATAGACGCTGGTGGCATTGACACTGATCGGTGATGCGCCCATGCCAAATACGACAGTGGACCCGTCGCCTGTATGATCTGCAGTGGTCACAATGCCAGCGATACCCTCAGGATCAATGCCATACCCGACAGGGCTATAGATCACCAATGCGTTGTTCTTGTCGCGCACCGTCACCGAAAACTGGGTGCTGGCATACACTAACGCCGGGCTGCCATTGCGCATGACATAGCCGTTCGACGTGCGGAGAGGCTGGGCCGCAGGCTGCGTGAACGCCGTGTCGTAATAGACCTGGATCGGGTTCGTCTCGGGGTTCTTGTTGATCTCCCCAAAATACAGATACCCATTATCAAGCGGCGAACCGTCTTTGTCGGTGAAGATCGGATAGGGCGGGGCGAGTTGTGTCAGGCTCATATTTCTAATTCCCACTCGATATTTTGATTGCGGGCGTCATTGCTTTTTCTCGGGTCTGTCTTCGACCGATGCTTTTGCTCGCATGGTTGCCGTAACACGCTTGATGAGTTCGGCCTCTTCCGGGCTCCCAACAGCAACCTGCGGGATCTTCATCAATAGATTTCGGACAGCCGTGCTCTCATACGCCCTGGCCAAGCCGCCCATGGTTATCCCAGAAACCATGGCCGAACCAACCCCGCCGAATAGATCGGTTAAGAAAGCTGCCCCAACAACCGGAACGGCCTGCAAACCAGTCGGCGGCGACACCGCGGCTTCTCCCGCGCGGGCTGTCATTTTCAAAGTCCGTAGCAAGCCTTCGATAGCTTGCAGTTCAGGGCCGGAGAACAATACGCCAATGGGCTTGCCCAATTTCTCGATATTGTTTTTCAGCCGATCAGGGCTGAGGTTCTCAAAATTGCCGCCGGAGTTGAATAATGCTCTTTGCAGGACACCCATCTTTGCAATGCTCTTGCCGCCAGACGACAAGTTCCTGTAGAGCATTTGCACGTCGCTTGGTTTGGAACTAAACAAAAGCGACTGTACGCTCTCAGGTGTTATCTTACCCTTTTCCAAAGCGCTTTTAAGCGACTTGTTTTCCAGTTCGCCAAGCATCTTACTAAGCTGTCTATTAGCGACGTTCCATTTATCATAATCGCGGCGTTTGCCAACGGCCCTGACAAAATCTCCCATATCCTCTCGAAGCGGCGCGTAAATGCTTGACAATACTTTTTCGCCAAAGTTTCTGACGCTTGCCAGATTTGGATCCTTGAACTGTTCACCGATCCATTTTCTCAATTCTTCGATTTCATCAAGTGAGCGACCCTGCGCCACTGTCTGAACAGTACCATCCGGCAATTCTATATCTCGAAGGTTGAGAAGGTCTGTCCGCCATTCCCGCAAGACATTTGCCACTGCATCCCTTTGTCCGCTAGGGGAAAGTCTTTCAATGTTAGCAATTTGCTCGTCTATTGTCGCAATTGTTCTGGATAGATCAACCGTTCCCTGACCGGACAAACGACTGATAACTTCATCTTTCATATTGGTGTATTTGTTTATTCTTTCCAAGCGACGACCCAAAAGATCCGCAGAAATGCGGGAAATTGTATCGTCGCCGACAAATGACGTGTCCTGGACCCCATAGCGCCGGAGAAGATCTCGGGCCGCCTCGACCCGTTCTCGCTGTTGTGCCGCTCGGACTGGGCCAGTCCCGACTATTGGGATCATCTCACCAGTACGTTGAGCCCAGCGCCCAAAGAATGTCTCGGGCCGAGCCACGTCAGTTGTTAACACTCGAACGCCGGCTTCTTCGGCCTCACGAACGGCTTGTGGAAGATCAGCGGGACGCGCCCTAGTTTCTATGCCTGCGCCACGCCCTCCGACAATGCCGCCGGCTAAACCAGCGGCAAGCTGGGCTCCAGGGCCACCACCTAATTCAGCAGCCGTTTGCGCAGCCCCGCCGGCAGCAGCACCACCAGCCATCTGCGCTCCTGGCTGCGCCGCCAACTGAGCGGCCAGGGTTGTTGCAGCCTGCGTGATCGGAGGCGTAGCCATCCTTGCGAGTGCCGCTTGCCCTCCAGCGCCCGTCAAACCTTCGCTTACGGCGGCCACAATGCGCTCAACGGCTGTCTCTGGCTCTGGAACGCCAATTTCTGTCAGTGCCTGCTTAACCTGATCGCGTAATGGCTTTATATTGGTGCCGATGGTCCAGTTCATAATCGTAGCAATGGGATCGTATGCAATCCCTAGCGTTCCCGCGGCACCCTGCGCGGCTTCGCGAGCGGTAAGACCAAGTTGTCGTCCGATACCGTCAAACGCCCCAGCCTCGCGAACAAGCAAGCCCTTCTCATCGAGAAGTTTCTCTATGGCAGCATAATCAGCGCCCTGGCCGACTGGCTGACTATTCCCATCAAGGGTTTTCTCTATGGCAGAATAATCAATTTCCGGCATAGCGTTTCCTCATTTCGTCAGGCAATTGCTGCCATATTTGCTCTATGGTCAGACCTCTAGAATTAGCAATTTGCCTTATCTTTTGATCGTCAAGGAAACTTTGAGGAGGCGTGGACGTCGCAGGAGCAGCGGCGGCTCCGGGAGGAACAGCAGGAGGAGCAGTAGTAACAGCACGAGTTCCGAACACGTTCACAGGGTTCAGACCGTAGTTGTCGATGATTGCTTGATAGCTATCACGAACAGGGGCTTCCTGCTCCTTGGCAGCCTGAAGATATTGACCGGCCAGCCGCTGGAAGTCGGCGCGCTGATCTGCGCTGAGGAACTGACCGTTCTCAACTTTTGTTGCGATTGCTTTGAGACGCGCCAACATGCCACCAGCATTTGCAGCCGTCGCAAATTCCGTCTCACGCACCACAGAGCCGGGATCAAGCATCTTCATAAACGAAGTCACGAGCGCGATGTCGCCAGCGCCGCTGTTGTCTGCCGCCGATGTCTGGATGGTCTGGAAATTGCGCTCTGCCGCAGCGAGATCCTCGGTGCGCTTGGTGTATTCACCACGCAGGCGAGCCTCCTCAGCGATCTTCTGCTGAAGCGTCAGACCCTCATCAGACTTTGCCTGCTTCTCTTCAATGCGTATGGCCGTATTGAGAACGGATTCCGGTATAAGACCAGCCTGAACGTCTTGAGCGATTTTCCCAATTGGGGAAGCCCCTTCAGGCGTAGCCTCGCCAAGGCTGCCGGTCAGTAAAAAACGACGTCCTTCCTTGGAAGCGGGGTCGATCCCGGCTAGCCTTAATTGCTCCAAACGACTTCGTGTTTCAGCGGTCATTTCCTTCTGCTGGGGATAAAACTGCTCAAAGAACGCCTTAAATTCCGGGGCTCCCATGCCATTAGCCAATGTCATGCCAACTGACGCCCTCGCTGCATCTAGTCCACCGGGCTTGTCAAGCATGAGACGAATTGCCTGCGCGCTATCAGCCGCACGGTTATCACCAGCGTTTCTGTAGGCGGCAATGCGCTCGTCGAGCATCTGTTTGCTCAGATCGATATTGTCTCCGGCAAGTGCACTAAAGAGTTGCTGACCAAACCTTAGTTCGTTCGCAGACCGCTCCGCGCCGAATGTCTTTTGCATCGCGCCGATCTGCTGACCGAATGCCGGGTTTGCTGCCAACGCGCTCATGTAATCGCCAGAGGTTGCGTTGTTCCCAAGGCGCGCGAGGTTCTGCAAAGCGTCCATGCCGCTTTGGCGTTCCTGCGCCACACGTTGTCGCTCCTGACGTTCCTCGTCAAACCGGCGCAGCGTCTCAACGTCGCCATAACCCCCGCGGAACGCCGCAATCGATTTAGCAAATGGATCGCCAATATCGATAAAGTAGTCTGATGCAGGCATAGCGATCTCCCTCCTAGAACCCAAATACGCCAAGTGATCCGCTGGCAGGAATGCCGCTTCTCAACGCATCATATCCGCCGAATGAATATCCGCCCCATCCACCAGCCGGTTGTGCAGGAAGTTGTGTCTCGCCAAGACCGCCAGTCAGACCTCCCAACACACGATTCAAGCCCTGGCCGATGCCTTGTATGCCCTGTGCGTTGTACGCCCCAGCGGCGGTAATGCCTCCAGCCGTTGCCGATCCTGCACCGACCAAAGCGTTTGCGATCCGCGTGGCTTCGTTCTCGCGCGCCTGACCTATCGCCGCCGTTGTTTGTCGGCCAATATCCGCCAGTCCGCCCAGGCGGCTATACTGTTGCTGCAAAAGCTGGGACAATACCTGCGGCCTGTACTGCGCCAGTGCGCCCTGGACGTTGCCGCCGCGCAGTCCGCCAGTCGCCGCTGCACGCTGTAGAATGCTTTCCTCGCCCTGACGGACCAGCGCCTGAAACTCAGGACCAGCCTGGACGCCTGAGATATATGCCTGTTGCGCCTGCGGGCCAGATAGCCCAGATGCCGCCATCATCTGTTGCAGCGCCGGCTCACCGACATCAGCATATGGCTGGAGCAGAGCAGCAATGTCCGCATAAGCGCCGCGCGCCTCTTCAGCGGCCTGCCGATAAGCCGCGGCTTGCGTCCGAGATGCACTTTTGGCGGCTTTCGCTTGCTTGTTGCTGGAAAGAAGTGAGGTTCCAGCGCCGATAACCGCGCTTCCTCCAACAACGGCTGTGATTGGATCAGGCATTGCAAAACTCCGATATATATTCGTTCAAATCTTCGCCATATAGGCTCAAAACGGTCGGCGCTATGGTCTGCGCTACGTCCCTGCCGTGGCAAAGCTGAACGACAAACGCGATCAAATCATAATAGCCCGCACGCCACATATATGTCTTGGCGTCCGCATTTCCTGCTCGCTCTATAGCGTCAGATGCCTGCCATTTCAGGATCTGAGTGGCCAGAACTGGTATCAATAAAGCGGATCTCGATGCAAAAAACGGGTTCGCCGGCATCTCAACCAATGTCGCCCAGATGACCCGATCAAGATCGTCCCGGTCGATCCTGTCGCCATCGGCGACGTCGTCGAAAAGCTGGATGCACGCCCATATGTCCAACAGCCATTGCGCTGCTTCCTGCGGCAGCGATAGCGTCGTCAAGAAATGATCTTTTAATGCCGAGGCGTGCAAGTGCTGCCCTCTTTTAAGATCGGGCTGCTGGCCGCCTACATTCTCAGCCCCAGCATTATGCCTAATTTCTTCCGGTCTGTCCACTATACTGTCTCCCGCCCGGATGCCCGTATGGTGAGAGTTGCGGCAGCGCTCGCAATCGTCGAGATGTAGTCGCCAGCCTTGAGGACGTGGCCCACAAGTTCTGGGCAGGTGTAGCTTTCGCCAACGTCGAGGCTTCGGGCGTTGACTATCAAATTGGCTGCCGACACCGCGCCCAGATTTGTCACCACATTGATTGAGATCGTAGCCGTAGCCGCGCCCGTATTCGTGACCGTCATTTTGTCTATGACAGCGTCAACATCGGTCGCAGTATATTGGATTGTCTGCGTAGCCTCGGCCTGCTTTGGCTCGATCAAGACCGCCAGGGTTGTCGTCATTGCTGTACCTGCGTCACGTTAAGGGTACATGCCGGCGATGCCGGCGCAAACGCCGTTGCCGCCACGGCTTCGAGCGTTACGTTCACGTCGCTAGACGCCCACATAAGTTCAATGTAGTCGCCGTTTTGCAGTGAGAAGAAATCACTGCGACCCACCGGTATATAGCCATTGTTGATGTCGGTCGTGACGATAAACGATGAACTCGGGCTGTCTGTTCCGTTCTTGCGATACCAAAACCACACATTTTTGGCCGATGCGCTGCCAGATGCAAGCTGGAAGCTGGGAGAAAAATCGTATAGGCCGCTCAATTCCACGACGATCCGCGATGGATATGTCCCATCAATCGATATGCCGCTTGACACAGATGTAGCGTCGAATTCAATCGGGTATGCTGTATTGGCTGCGGCTGGCGTCTGGTTGACCGTTACTTCGAACTGGCCGTATCGTTTTTGCTGTTCGACGGTCGGCCTGACAAAAAGCTCTCCCACCGTCGCACTAACCTGCAACACAGCCGCCAGAGGCACCACGTTGTCGGGTGCCGTTGGCTTGACATTTGTGAACGCCCCAGCCGTTGTCGGAGAGGCATATAATACGTCGCCTTGCGCCCACGTCTCGCTGACTGCCGATCCGGTCGTGTCTATCCCGCGAACGTGACCCCAGGTCGTGCAGTATCCGATCTGACCAGTGTCTGGCAGGTCGTGCGTCATCACTCCAAGGATATAGAGCGTTGGCTGAGACCCGTCCGCAAGATACGGCGTCACCAAGAGTTGATTGCCCGGCCCAACCCCGGCAAATCCGACAACGCTGCCGTTGGGGATTGTCACGCCGGTCGTGTTCTGCACGCGCGCGTATGTTTCCAGCCCAACCTGCTGGACCACATCGTAGTCCATGCCGATGTCGAGCGTCTGATCGCTGTCGTTCCACGCCAGACGCCGCGTCCTAGACGCGCCAGATTGCAGTCGCCGGAAGTCGAGATAGTCTAATGTTGACGCGCTCGGCTGATAGGACGTTGCAGCATCGAACGCTGCGCTGGCCGACAATGAATTGGCCTCTATCAGGGCCGTTAGCGCCGCAATATCGGATGGCGTCAATTGGCCAGCAACAATGAACAAGCGCTCTAACGCCTTGATTAGCTCAGGATCGCGCCCAGCCATCGACGCGATCTGGTTCCTGGTAGGTGTGATCGGGTCTGCCATTATCGGGCCATCGCCTCAATTCGCGCCTCTAGCGCAGCAATGGCGATAGGGGCGTCTGACGTGCCCCTGAAGCGCTGCATGCGCCTTGTCCGCATCCACCCCTGCTGAAGCCAAACCAAGCGCTTGTCGCGCGCCCCGGAGCCTCCTGCGCGGATCGGCTTTTCAACGCTCCAGGTTTGTCCGTCCAGGCTGTATTGGGTCCAGATTGTCGGGTCAACACCGAATGCCGTCGCTCCGGGTAGGCCAACTAGTTCCAGTTCGTGAAAGATCGCGCCGGCATTTTGGTTGTAGACAATCGTTGTGCCAAAATCCCAGCCGATAGTATCGCCCCAGTGCGTGTTCACGTTGTTGTGATCCAGGAAGCCAAACTGCGATGTCGATGGATGCCCGATATTCCACCGATCATATGCCCAGACCATGGATTGAGCGTTCCAGATGCCGTCTCCGACCAGGGTAGATGCCAGAGAAAACCAGACGGGTACCGACATAACCCGGCTCGCGGAGCCATCAAAAACAAGCGTATGACGCGCCAGATGGATCACAAGTTGATCGTGAAAAAGGTATATCCGCTCTTCCAAGTATGCGTCGGACAGTTCGGCCTCGGTATATCCAGACAGGATTTCCTCTATCTCGCGCGATGCGATCTTCTGGGCAGTGCCGTTGACACCAAGCCAGACAGATGGCGCTTCATTGCGGCCACCGCCAACGAACGCAATTGCGTCCATAAACTGGCAGCAGGCGTGCGTGCCAACGCATCCCTTTTGTATCTGAGCGCCAGGGACGCGCTGGAACGGAAATCCGGTCGTGCCGACGTTGTCAAACACCTCGATGGTGTTGCGATTAAGCGCGTAGACTTCGTTTCGCAGTTTGACCAGCGCCTTAATGGGATCTGGATCAGCTTCAGCCGACCCATATTTAAGCGGGTTGACTGCAAACGGATCGTCCAATTCCGTTATGACTAGGAACTCTCCATCGGTCGTCATATAGTAGCCATCGACCCAGACGACATCCAGGACTGTCCCCAGGTCC